ACCAATATTCTTGAAAAATACACTAGAGGCGAAAAAGAAATCCAAAAAATACTAGACGAGCTAGGTCTTGGTAATAAGAAAAAACAACTTACAACAAGAATCGAAGGAACAAACACTGAATTTGATGGTACTTACCTTAAATTTACTGACGAGCTAAAAGATGCCATTAGAGAACAAGGTATTAATGCATTTAAAGACGGTGGACCTGTAGAAATAGACAGGATGTTAGCTGAGTTATGAACCTAGCCCATCTATCTGACATAGAAATAAAAGAAACCTTAGTTCTCAAAGAACGACTTGAGTCTTTAACCGTACAAAAAGAATGTCAAGAAAGCTTCCTAAAGTACGTAGAACACATGTGGCCCGAGTTTATTTGCGGTAGACACCATAAAATCTTTGCACAAAAGCTAGAAGACGTAGCAAACGGTAAGATTAATAGGTTAATCGTTAATATGCCTCCCAGACATACTAAATCCGAGTTCTGTTCTACTTATTTCCCTGCATGGATTATGGGAAAGCAGCCGAATCGTAAGATCATGCAAACAACTCACACAGGTGAACTAGCCGTGCGATTTGGTCGTAAAGTCAGAAATATGATGGATACCGATGAATATAAACGCATATTCGACCAAGTACAGCTGCAGGCAGACAGTAAATCAGCAGGAAGATGGGAAACCGATAAAGGAGGCGAATACTTTGCTGCTGGTGTCGGTGGTGCTATTACAGGAAGGGGTGCGGATCTTTTGATTATTGACGACCCTCATTCAGAACAAGATGCACTTAGCCCTAGTGCCTTAGAGTCTTGTTGGGACTGGTATACCTCAGGACCTAGACAGCGTTTGCAACCTGGTGGAGCTATCATTTTGGTTATGACTAGGTGGAGTTCTATAGACCTGACTGCTAAACTTTTAGATGCACAAAAAGAAGAAGCTGCAGATCAATGGGAAATAGTAGAGTTTCCTGCTATCTTTCCTGAAACGGGAAATGCTTTATGGCCTGAGTTCTGGGAAATATCAGAACTAGAAAAAGTAAAAGCCTCACTGCCTGTACAAAAATGGAATGCTCAGTGGATGCAAACCCCGACCTCTGAAGAGGGTTCTATTGTTAAACGTGAATGGTGGAATATATGGGAAAAGGATGATTTGCCTCCTGTAAGTTATATTATACAAAGTTACGATACAGCTTTTTCAAAGAAAGAAAACGCTGACTATTCTGCTATTTCTACTTGGGGTGTTTTCCGTCCAACCATAGACTCACCCGACTGTGTTATCTTGTTGGATGCACAAAAAGGTAGATGGGACTTTCCAGAATTGAAACGCATAGCCTACAACGAATACAAGTATTGGGAGCCAGATATGACCCTCATTGAAGCTAAGGCCTCTGGTACGCCCCTAACACATGAACTTAGAAGGTTAGGCATACCTGTTGTTAATTACTCACCCACAAGAGGGCATGATAAATCTACCCGTATGCACTCGGTTGCACCCATATTTGAATCAGACTTAGTGTATGCACCAAATAAAAAATTTGCAGACGAAATGATTGAAGAATGTGCAGCTTTCCCTTTTGGTAAAAACGATGATTTATGTGATACTATGACCCAAGCTCTTATGAGATTCAGAGAAGGTGGTTTAGTGTCTCTAGATGATGATTACTCAGAAGAAGAAAGAGCACCAGTTAGAAAGGTATATTATTAATGGCAATAGAAAAAGATATTAATCCAACAATTCTCAACGAAGAAAACCAAATGTCCCTCGGTGATGAGGGTATGGAAGTAGCCCTAGCTGCTATCGAAGAAGCTGGTATGGAAGATTTTGTTATGCAAGATGACGGCAGTGCAATACTTGAATCAAGTATGCAAGGTGCTCCTATAGATACAGGCTTTAATGAAAATTTAGCAGAGTCTATGGGCTTTGATGATCTTAATAGAATTTCTAATGAATTAATTGACGGCATAGAAAAAGATAAGTCGTCACGAGAAGATTGGGAAAGCACATACACCGATGGACTTAAGTACCTAGGCATGAAGTTTGACGATGAAAGATCCGAACCTTTTGCAGGTGCATCTGGCGTTATTCACCCTTTACTTGGTGAAGCAGTCACAACATTCCAAGCTCAAGCATACAAAGAATTATTACCCTCTGGTGGACCCGTTAAAACACAAGTTATAGGTGCATACGATAGTGGCGTAGAAGAACAAGCACAAAGAGTTAAAGACTTTATGAACTATCAGATTACTCATGTTATGGAGGAGTTTGATGAGGAATTAGATCAAATGTTGTTCTACCTTCCTCTAGCAGGTTCTGCTTTTAAGAAAGTTTATTACGATGAGACTTTAGGCAGAGCTGTATCTAAGTTTGTAGCTCCTGAAGACTTAATTGTTCCTTATTACACAACCGATTTAGAGTCCTGTCCTAGAATCACTAATGTAGTTAAGATGCCAGAGAATGAAGTAAGAAAACTTCAAGCTCTTGGTTTTTACCGTAAGGTAGATATAGATTACGGTGATGATGCTACAACGTCATCTGATGTTAAAGAAGAAATAGAAAAGTTATCAGGTATGGAGCCTAGCTACGATGATGGTGAAGTATCAGTTCTTTATGAAGTACATTGTAATTTAGAATTAGATGGCTTTGAAGACATGGATGAGTCTGGTGAGCCTACAGGTGTTAAACTGCCTTACATAGTCACCATTGATGCTAACTCTACAGAAATATTATCTATTCGTAGAAATTTTAATGAAGAAGATCCTTTAAAAAACAAAATACAATACTTTGTACACTTTAAGTTTCTTCCTGGTTTAGGATTCTATGGGTTTGGTTTAACACACATGATCGGTGGTTTATCCAAAGCTTCTACTTCAATACTAAGACAGCTTATAGATGCAGGTACTCTAGCTAACTTACCTGCTGGGTTTAAAACTCGTGGTATTAGAATTAGGGATGAAGACACGCCAATTCAACCAGGTGAATTTAGAGATGTTGATGCTCCTGGTGGATCATTAAGAGAATCTATCCAACCATTGCCGTTTAAAGAACCTAGTGGTACTTTGCTTAATTTATTAGGTATTCTAGTAGACGGTGGTAAAAAGTTTGCATCTATTGCTGAGATTAATACAGGTAAAGGTAATCCTAATGCACCTGTTGGTACTACACTTGCACTACTAGAAAGATCTACTAAAGTTCTATCAGCTATACATAAAAGATTACACAACTCACAGAAAAAAGAATTTAAGTTATTAGCTCAAGTATTTAAAGAATACCTACCTCCTGAATATCCTTACGCTATTGCAGGTGGTAATGCACAAATTAAATTACAAGACTTTGATGAAAGAATAGATATATTCCCAATTAGTAATCCAGATATATTTAGTCAATCACAAAGAATAGCTATGGCACAAGAAATGATGGCATTAGTACAGTCCAATCCAGAAGTTCATGGTCCTACTGGCACTTATGAAGCCTATAAAAGAATGTACGCAGCTATAGGTGTCGATAATATAGAAAAAATACTAACACCTCCGCCACCAACAAATCCTAGTCCACTAGAAGCAGGTTTTGAAAATAATAAACTATTACTAGGTCAACAAGCTCAAGCTTTTGGACAGCAGAACCATGATGCACATATTGCAACGCACATGGCTATATTACAGACACCACCGGTTCAAATGAATGCACAGGTACAGGCTTTGATACATTCACATATCATGCAACATTTACAAATGAAAGCAGATAGCTTGGCAGAACAACAAATGCCACCAGAAGCTATGCAACAATTTCAACAGTTGCAACAACAAGCTCAACAAGCAAATCCAGCAGAGGGTCAACAAATGGTGCAACAAGCAGCAGATATACTTGCACAATTCTCAGCACCAATCATGGCACAGCTTATTACAGAATATAGTCAGAAGGTTGCAGATCCTAGTGATGAAGATCCATTGGTAGCGATTAGAAAACAAGAGCTGGCACTTAAAGGTCAAGAGTTATCTATGGAACAACAACAGTTCTTACAAGAAGAAAAACGTAAATCTATGGACGCACAAAGAAGAATTAATGTAGACAAGGAAAGAATAGAATCTATGGAAGACATAGCAGATTTACGTGATGAAACTGCAAGAGCAAGGCTAGAACAACAAGCTCGTTTTAAATTAATGGATATGCAAAATAAAAATTAATACTTGCAAAATTAAAATCTAACCAACATAATAAAACACATGATTAAAAGAACAGACATAAGTCAACAAAAAACACCCAAAGTATTAAAGAATAAAAACAGCTATAGCAATAAAGGTAGTGCATCTACTAAAACTAAAGCTGGTACTTTTTCAGCTAATACAAAAGCCCAACCAGGTATGGGTAAAGGAAAAGCAAGAGGTATGGGTGCTGCCGAGTTCGGTGGCAAGTTTTCTGGCATTTATTAATGTCATCAGTTTGGCTTGCTGAAAAGTTTTTAAAAGAACTTGAAGCTAGAAGAGAAGATACTAAGGACGCTATGTTGTCTGGATGTAAA